CACCTCCACCTCACCTACTATAGGAGATATATCATGAATGATATCCAGAAAGAATTTATTCTCGCTGAAGTTCGCTCAATGATTATTCTACTCGACCAGAGGCTCCCGGATGAAAATCCGTGGGCTTCAGTCGACCTAGCGAGTGCCACTGTTCCTGATCTTGTTTCTGCAAAGAAACTTCTTCATGAACTCTTGTACTCGCCGCCTATTCGTAGCTGAGATGGGGCAGTTTCTTTAGTCTGTTAACTTTCGTCTTTATAAGGAGTGCACATCATGAACATCGTAGCAGGAGACCTTTTTACTCACCTTTCGGTGATTATTAGTAATCCCGATACGCCGGACACTTTGCGTACTCACTATATTAGTCTCTTGTCTCGACTGGAGGATCGTTCGACGTCCCACTCGGCTGTTTATTATGAACAGCTTGGTGAGCAAGTCGCATCGATCTTCTCAATCGAGCAGATTCCCGACGAAGATTTACAGGCGGTTACCGGCGATTCATCTGCCGGCAGGTAATGTGCTTCAGAAGCACCCGTCTCCGTGTTACACGGTAAACGTTCGACTTGCGTCGAGTCACCAGACTACTGTGATGGGCTTGTAACCCATCTGACGCATTTTAGGTAGGTCTAAGGCTTGCCTTCTATCTACCACCAGAGGAGCTATACTATGGCACGACCACTTACTGAAATTCAAACGAAAAGGCTTAACGCCTGGACGCTCACGAATACTGGGGCTAATACTGCGACAGTCCGAACCTACGACGGCGTAAGGCGTGTATACACTGGGAGTTTGACCCCCGGCTATTACAACCTTGCGCAGTCTAAGAATCAACTGCCGTACCGTAACCACAGTGTCTCTCTCATCGTTACCTCAGACGCGCTTGTAAGGCAATTTTATTTTTATGCCCCACCAAGCCCGACCTGGGATGTTCGAGAAGATAGATTTCAGAATTTGTTCCCCGGTTCTTCTTGGACGGCCCAAACATGGGCCGTTTCTCACTCTTCGCAGGCTATGGCCCAAGCAAAGGATCGTTGTATCCGCAAGGTTAAGGATTCGTCCATCAACGCCGCGCAAGCGGTGGCTGAAGCACAGAAAACTATTGATCTTGTAGGAGACACAGCGCATTCTCTTGCTAAGTCATTCCTGCTTATAAAGAAGGGTAAGTTCGGAAAAGCTATGCAGGCTCTGGGCGTCAAAGACGCCAAAACCGGCAATTTCTCCGCAAAGAAGTCCCTGGCTCAGAATTGGCTAGCCGCCCAGTACGGGTGGTTGCCGCTTTTGAGTGACATAGATGGAGCGTGTAAACAGCTTGCTAAGAAGCCTCTGCCCCCTTACTTCGTCTGTACCGGAAAGGCTACGGCTCGAGATTCTTCTCGAAACGTATTCACTTCTAGTGCCGGCGGAGGTGGGGTTGATTCTTCTGAAACTGGTTACATCTCTACGGCTAAGGCATCCATGACCTTCGCTATGAGAAATTATAGCGTTAAGACCATGAGCGAGCTAGGTATTACCGATCCGGCGCATTTAGCATGGGAGCTTCTCCCATACTCTTTTGTTGTCGATTGGTTTTACCCGGTTGGAAATTATCTCCAACACTTGAACTATACTGACGGTCTCACCTTCGTTCGAGGGTATACCGTTCAGCATAGTGTGAACCGCTGGTCACATCGTAACCGCGGTTTCTCAAGTACCGGTGGCGGTCAGACAACTCAATGGTATGCGACAAATTTCTCTAATTCTGAGAATTTGTTGTTTCACCGAGTTGCTCTTACTGGTCCACTGGCAGTCTCTTTGCCTAAAATAAAAAATCCTCTATCCACCACGCATTTAGCTAATGGGCTCGCCCTATTAGTTAGTGCGTTTCGATAATCCTATTAAGGAATTACCATGGCGGCTATTGCCAATCTCACACTGACGGATGCCGCAGGCACCCCAGTGAATCATACCTTCGTGCCGCAGGATTGTACCTCGGAACTCGCAACCTGGAACGAAACGGTCGGTGGCATTTCGATCGGTATGCCTCAGTTCACCTTCTCCTTGAAGCTTGGCCAAAACGGTCAGGCTAACAAGGTTTCGGGTAAACTGACGCTGCCGACTCTCGAAACTGTCTCCGGCCAGGACGCTTCAGGCTATGTTGCAGTTCCGCAACTGGCATACTCCTGCATCGGCAAGTTCGAATTGACCTTGCCAGCACGCGCATCGCTCCAGAATCGCAAAGACATTCGCGCCATGATTCAAGACGCTTTGTCCGATGCGATCGTAACGACCGCGATCACCAGCTTCGAACGTCCGTTCTAATAACCGGAGTCTAGACTAATGAACTCAGTTCAGTTAGCTTTACACGTTAAATCTGCTCAGCAGATCCTTCGTGCACTAGACTGCCCTCGGGCTCTCACGATCAGCATTATGCTCGATCATGGGGACTACGAAGGCGTTCTTAGCTTAAAACCTCGATTCGACTTTGTCGATCCTAAGGAATTCTTCCGACACTACCAGGCAACTAAGCTGCTGTCAAAAGCAGCCTGGCTACCCAGTGGCATCGATAAGAAAGCCGTCGCGATTCGTACATTTCTCGAAGCTGAGGCTCAGTGCCAAGTGACTAATGAAGTTTTCCGTGCCGTGCGTTCTGGCTCCGCCTGTTGGCTGAGACCAGACTGTGAATCCTTAATTTCTAAGGTTCGCAGAAAAATTTCGCAAGTTATGGGAAACCCAAATTATCACTGGGTAGGTGATTGCGGATTCGGTCCTGGAGCAGATCGATCCACTGTAGGCGGTTTAACTGCTGCCTACGACAAACTGCAAACACCTGGGGACGTCACTCACGGTTGCAGGTCGTTCCTTACGGCTTTCGTTGAGAATTCCTATCTCAACAGAAAGTTTCAGTACGACCTGGCAACAAGAGAACTGCTCGTTGTAACAACGGCAGGTAATCGAGTGACATTCGTTCCTAAAAACTCAAAGACTGACCGATCAATCGCCGTTGAACCCAGATGGAATATTTTCTTCCAAAAGGGGCTCGGCCTCTACATTCGCAAGCGACTCGCTAGGTTCGGAGTTGATCTAAACGATCAGCAACAGAACCAGCGACTCGCAGGTGTCGGTAGTGCTAGCGGTAATTACGCTACTATTGATCTTAAGTCCGCTTCGGATACTGTCTCACGTGAGATCATCTGGGATCTATTTCCAGTTGATTGGGCAATCATGTTGGACCGCGTTCGCAGTCGGTGTGGGACTCTTGAAAAAGCAGTCCCATTCCGATATGAGAAGTGGTCATCCATGGGTAACGGCTATACTTTCGAACTCGAAAGTCTACTGTTCTTTGCCATATGTTCAGCGTATACAGACGATTTGTCCGTATACGGGGATGACTTAGTCGTCCCTACTGAGCATTATCATGTGATCGTCGAGGCTCTTTCAATCTTTGGATTTACAGTGAATGAAGATAAGTCGTTCTGCTCGGGTCCCTTCCGGGAATCGTGCGGATCGGATTATTTTAACGGGGTGATTTCCACCCCCATATACTGGAAAGATCCATTGAATGATAAAGGAACTCTTCGACTGGTTAACCAAATCAGCAGCCTTGCTCTTAGTCTTGGTAACGGTTCTTACCGTTGCCGCAGCCTTCGCAGGGTACATACTGATCTGGTCTACCGGCTTCCGAAATGTTTTCAAGTCAGAGGCCCCCGCTCTATCTCTACCTGCGTCCACGACTCTTTTGAGTCCTGGAACGCAAGAAAAAGATGGGGTTGGTGCGGCTGGTTCGTCTTCTTCAGCATCCCAATCGCTAAGCGATTCCGATTCTTAGATTTCGACTCAGCCCTCGGTCATGTACTGTTGAACCCATCTTCTGATGGTTATACAGTACGAGACCGAGTTACTGTGAGAAAGCTTGAGGTCTTCATCCCGTCAGGGTTTGAAGATTTAGGCTCGTGGAGATAAAACTCCCTAGCTTTGGTCTGGCGTTTTGCTGACCTGGTGGCTTTACTAGCCTTAATGAAAACTTG